CAACCTGTGTATGATAAATGTAGTCTACCTTGCTCAGACCAAACAACTTGATCAGAAGTCATAGACTCTTCAGCACCTACTTGAGATAAGAAACCTGAGATAGTTCTGTTTCCAAAAACTTCAGCTTCTTTTTCAATTAAGTCTGGTAAATATTGCTGAGCCCAACCATCGCTTGCAGCTAAAGTAGCGAAGTCAATGTAGTTTTGAGCTAGCGCGTGTCTACGTGAAGCTGGAGTATAATTTCCTGCTACGTAGGGAACACCTGTAATTGCCATAATTTAAAATTTTTAAGTTAGTTATTTCTTTTCATTTTTACTTTCAATGAATTTGTATCATCACCAACCATTTTAAACTTTACGCCTCCAACAGTGTTTTCACCAAAACTTTGTCTTGCTGAAGTATCAATGTTTTTAGCTTTAGCTGCAGACTCTCTTATAGCGTCTGCTTTGCCTTGTTCGTAAAAATGATTAGCAATACGATCCGCGTTCATTGCCGTAAATAAAGACTTGTGATAACCTGTAGCATTTTCTATTTGATTGTGCTTGTTCAAAAACTTTTTGACAAAATTGTTCAAATCGCTCTGATTTTCTTTTACTTCATTTACATTTTTAACATTAAACCTATACTTTTTATCTCCGACTTCATATTCAAAACCTTTGAACTTGTCATTAAAAACTTGATTAGTTTTATTAATAAAAGTATCAGTTTGTTGTTTCGCTAGTTTTTGAGATTCTTCAGACTCTTTCTCGTAGCGATTGAAAAAGTCTATAGCTTTCTGCTGCTCTTTAGTAAGCTTGCTTCCAGCTTTAATCTCTTGGTAATACTTAGACTTTTGACTTTCTAAGTGCTGCCTAGCTTGAGCAACTTGCTCTTTTAAGGCTAATTTTTTTCTTCTTATATCTATATCTTCATCAGTTTCTTCGTCGTAAGAAAACTGATCTTCCATAAGAAAGTTTATTTCTTCATTATCAAGATGAGGTTTTGTTTGTTTGTAGTACTCTTGTAAAACTTGAGTATCATCTTCGTTTGTGTAGTCAGTATTTAACTTGACATAGTCATGCAAATCTCCTCCTGTTTCTTGCATAAAGTCTACAAGCTTTTGTATGTCTTCAGGAAGTTCTTTTCCAGTAGCCTCTGCTTCAGCAACTGCTTCTTCTATTTGCTCTGCAACTTCTTCTACTTGCTCTTCAGTAACCTCTTCTAGTACGGTTTCGGCTTCATCTTGAACGGAGACTTCTTCTCCGGTAGGTTCTGCATTTGCTTCTTCGACGTTTTGTTCTTGAACTTCTTCGCTAGTTTCGGATCTGTCGCGTACAGGAACCTCATTTGTGCTTTGCTCTGAAATGGCATCTTCTTTAATTTTTGTTAAATCTATTTTGTAATCACCTTCATCGTTGATTGATACAGGCGACTCTTGCTCTGTAGTTTCTTCTACAGTTTGTGTAGTTTCTTCAACTACGTTTTCTTTGTTTTCTTCCATAATATAAAATATAATAATTAGTTATTTGTAAGTCCTCCAATGCTTATACCTCCGCTACCCATATTATCATTACCTGCAGACTCAAAGTTTTTAGGCTCTGTTTGGTTTTTTCTTTGGTCAATTAATTGACTTTGTTGCGAAGCTTGCATTTTAGTTCTATTGTCTTTACGATTTTCAGCATCGTTTGCTTTTTGCCTTTGGTTTTCAGCGTCCATCTTTCTTAACTTCATGTTAATTTCAAACTCATGATCCATGAGCTGTCTTTTTAACATAGCCTCTTCTTTCATGTATTGTATTTTAAGATCCATTTTGCTCTTCTCTAAATTTATCATAGATTCATTAGCAGCTTGAACCTTTTTCATTTCAGACTGAGCAGCAGCCTCTGTAGCTTGCGATTGAGCTGCAGCTTGAGACTGTTGCATTTGCTGTTGGTTCTTTTGGTCTCTTTCTAACTTCTTTTTTCTTTTTAACTTCAAGAGTTGATTAGCCATTTTTAAGTTTTTAACCTCTCTCAAATCAATAGCATCATCTAAATCTATAAGCTTTTGAGACAATGCCATTTGTATGTTATTTTCTAATATTTGTTTTTCTTCAGCATCTGGCTTTAACTCTATGAATATACCAAAGTCGTAAAGATGTAGCTCTTTCATCTCTGTTAGCGTAGCTACGTTGTGAGCTCCAATAGACTGTATAAAAGCGTCTCTTGTTGGAGAGTACTCTATTATATCTGATATTCTTAGAGATAAAGACTCACAAGTCTCAGCTGTTACAAACAAACTAGCGTTTAATATATGTCTTGTAGCTGTATTACTATTTGCAGCTGCTAGTTTTTGTACACCAACTAAAGTTCTCTCATCTGGCATAGTAGCGTCAGTAGCTTCATTTAAACCGGTTACATCACGTATCATTTGTAGATAATAGTTATAATTACCTATAAGAGCTTGCATTTTATTACCAGCACCAGCACCATTTGATATTTCTTGTATAGGTATTCTACCTGGATTACCTTCACCATCAGCTGTAAAAGATCTACCTAAAACAGAACCTGTTTGGAAGAACATGTTTAAAGCTTCTTGCGGGTTGTAATTAGTTCCGTTACCTAAATCTATTTCAGCTAAACCATCAGCATCTAAGTAAACACCATCTGGAACCATACGTGACATTACTTGCTGTAGCTTTAAATGAGTCAACTGTATCATATCAGCGAAACCAGTAATACGGCTTACTAAACTTTCTATTTTACCGTTGTACATGTTTGGAGCAACTATAGAATAATTTAGTTTAACTTTATTAAAGTCGCTTTTTGATCTCATCATATTCTTGGCTTTTTGCCACATGATAAGTTTTTCACTGCCTAGTATTTTTGCTCCTTCAAACAAACACTCATAAACCCTTTGTGATTTACTATAATCACCTTCTCCAGACGGAACAAAAGTATCTTCTTTAGCTATAGCTTTTACGCCTCCAGAACCAGTAGTTTTTATCTTATAAGTTTCGTTCATATAAGTTTTATAGTTAAAATATAAAACTTGAACTTTATTTTTATCGTTTATGTTTGCTGTTGTATATCTTTTACCAGACTTATAAGCGTACTTACTTATTTCTTTTAAATCTTCTGTTTTTAAATGAGGAAACTCTTTAACTAGTTCGTTAATAGGTATTGTTTTAACCTCACCAACATAATAACAATCTTCAAAATAAGGTGAATCAGTGTAAGAATAAACTAAATTAGCTGGATCTACGTATTCAACAGTTGCTCCTTCTGAATAATTAAAATTAGTTTTAACACAGCCAATACCTAATACGGTTAAATCTTTTAATAATCTTTTCTGTATTAAATCATATTTGTTACCTTCTAGCAAAACGTTAATAGCTTGCTCATTAGCCATTTCTACAGCTTGCTTATAAGTTAGCTGCATGTGTAAAGCTAATTCCTCTTCTGTTTCAGGTAAAGTTTCTGGATCGTTTTTAAATAGATCCATATTCATAGCTTTTTGAGCGACTTGATTAAATTGTTTAGTTCTCATGTCTCTCATTATAGACTCCATGTACTCAGTTCGTTTGCTTACGCCATACTGATCTTGAGAAAAACATTTTACATCAAATGTTCTTTGCGCCATACCATTAACTATTATATCTACAAATTTAGGTATAATAGGTACTGGTGTCCAGTCTAAATTTAAATAGCTTAAGTCACCGTTTATAGATAACTCATCTTTATATTTTTGTATTGATTGCTCACCTCTAGCATAAAGTCTTAAATTATGAAACTTATTTTCGTATGATAAAAATTTATTCGAGTGTGAGCCTTTAAACCACTCCTGCTCTATAGCATCAGCTACTTTTAAGCCATACTCAAAAGTACTTTTTTCAAGGTCGCTAACCGCTTGAGAAGGAAAATTTACATGTACTGACTCAGCCATATTATCGTTTAATTATTTTTGAATTTGTTCCTTTATTACTATACTTAGCAATATTTAAGTTTAATGTTTTCTTTTCTACAACAGGGTTTGGTCTGTATAAGTTTTTGTTACAAGCCATAATTGCTAAGCCGCTGCTAATAGTAGCATCAAACTTAGTTCTTTTGTTTATATCAAACTTACTCCAATCATTAAGTGTAGCGTTAAAATACATATTACCGTGACTACCATCTTGTTTAATTCCAACATGATCTTGTATATACATTTCAATAGCAGCTGCATGAGCTTGCTTAATATCTTCACTAGAGTTTGGTATACCACCTATTTCTTTTTCAGCTGTAGATAATTTATTCCAGAGTTTGTCAGGTCTATTCATACTAAAACCTCTATAACCTCTACGTCTTAAATAATACAACAACCTTGGTTTATTATTCTCAGCAAGTAGTGGCATGCCATAAAAAACTAAAGCACAAAGAACGTCTTCAAAAAACATATCAGCCGTTTGTGGTCTAGCTATATATTCTAAAAAGAACTGGCTTCTTGGTGCGTCTTCCATAGAAAACTTTGTTAAACCATGCAAAGATCCTTTTGAACCTTTACCGTCAACAGTACCACTAATATCATAACTATCACATCCAAAAGCTCCTACGTGTTCATTACCGGGATATTTTATACCGTTTTTTATTATTACGTTATTTTGTTGCTCTTGCTTAGGCACCCAACTTACATTAAATCTACCGTTTTGATCTGGATAAAATATAACTTGAGTATCTTTTACACCGTTAACCCATTGAAAGTTTCCTCTTGTTATTCCTAAGGTTCTGCTTAGTTCTTCGTTGTAATCTATTTGTTCGTATATTTTAACTAAATTAAATATACTGTTTTTTGCCTCATCTCTAAAAGCGTGCTCTTCAGTTCTTGGAAACTGTCTATAAAATTCGTTTAATGCGTCTTGATCGTTTTTTAAACCATCAGCTTCGTTTTGCCAATGATCTATTATACCGTAAT